CTGGAAATTAACAATAAGATCGCGGAATATCGCGATAAGATGAAGACCATCGAACATGATATCTTGGAGAAAGAGAGAGACCTAGCAAAGCAGGCTGAACAGAAGCGGATTCGCGAAGAGTATGAACGCCAAAACGCCATCTTCAACGAACAACTTAAGGCTTTTGAGTGGGGCGACAAGGCTCTACCACATCAAATCGAGGGTGCTAAAGCCTTGGCTATTGCTAAGCGCGGCGTTCTCGGAGATAAGCGTGGTTTGGGTAAAACGCTCACCTCAATTGCCTGGTTGGATCTTATTGGTGCCAAGAAAGTACTCGCGATTGTACCGAATGATGTCATGGGCAACTTCGAACGAGAAGTGCTGCGATGGGCACCCCATCGATCTGTCGTCATCATCGGGGGCTATAATAAGATTCAGAGGAATGCGCTCCTTGATGTTTTTAAGCTACAGGAGGACATCTTCCTCATTATCAATTATGAGGCATGGCGACGTGATAGCACTCTGCTACAGAGGCTCATCGACGTTAGGTTCGATACGGTCATTGCGGATGAAGCACATATCATAAAGGAAATGAAGACTAACGCTTATCAGGGCATTGAGAGACTTCTAACTCAGAAGAACGAATGTCCTAAGTGTCAGTCTACTAATCACGGCACTGCACAAGATAAGGATTACGGACTCCCTATCTACAAGTGCTTTAAATGCGACTACATTCAAACTGAGCATAACGAGTTCAATTCAGTTAAGAACTTCGTTCCTATGACCGGTACTCCTATCCTTAACAAGCCACAGGATATCTTCCCCCTGCTTCATCTGGTTAACCCTGTGTTATTTGATGACAAGGATGATTTCCTATACGATTACTGTGAGAGGGATATTTGGTCTAACAAATGGAAATTTAAGCCTGGTGGCATCGACCGCCTTGCCAATAAGTTGAGGGGTTTCTATGTAGCACGAGACCGTTTCTCGGCTGGCGTGATCATTCCTCAGCAGACTGTGCAAATCCATGATATTCCATTCGATAAGGAATTGTACCCGAAGCAGTGGGAAGGCTATCAACTGCTTAGGCAGAAGTCTGCTATGGTGATGGATGATTTGCTTAAGCATGGCAATAAGGGAGTGAGTCCAGTAATGGCCGCGATCGCCCTTATTACTCGGCAGAGGCAAATGATGACCTGGCCTAAGGGTATCATGATGAAGGACCCGGAGACTAAGCAAATTCTATTCGAGTCTGAGGTTGATGAGTCAATTAAGTTGGACTACATCATTCATCCAAAGGGAACAGGTCTACTCCCTCTCTATGTAAAGGATGAACAAGAGCGTGTTGTTGTTTTCTCGCAGTTTGTCCAACCTCTTATCGAACTTGAACGTCGAATCAAGAATGCAGGTATTTCGGTCGCACGATACGACGGTTCAACTACTCCTGCTCAGGCACAAGCAATCCAAATGGACTTCGATAGAGCTTATCAAAAGCCAGATGAACCTCCAAAGTGGGATGTGTTACTCGCTCACTATAAGAAGGGGGGAGTCGGGCTCAACCTTAATGCTGCTACTCAGACAATCATCCTTGATGAAGAATGGAATCCCGGGAAGGAAGATCAAGCATTTGGTCGTACTGACCGCATGGGCCAAACGGAGGAAACCACGGTCCATATCCTTCGCGTTGCCAAGACAATTGATTCCTGGATGGCGGGCCTCATTAAGATGAAGGGCGAAATGATTGCAGGATTTGAGACCAGAATGGATTTGGAGCAGGAGTTGATTAAAATCCTGACAATGGACGAATGAGTAACTTCTCAGCCCGGGAATTTAAGGTGAAGGTCAGAGATTGGTACACCAACTTTGGCCCAGGTCATACGACTATAGGCCGATACGATGTTCTGGACCATGATCCAAGCAATCCAGCCTGTATTTGCATTGATAATCCCGAAACATCAGGATTTTGGAAGTTCAAGACAAATCTAGACGAGTATGATTTCGTACTCATGAATGAAAAGGAGTTAAAGATTTTCCTATGGAAGATGTGGGACTTCTACGCCAAGAGAGGTTAGTTTGCACTCACTGCGGTAATGAAATCCTCGGCGCAGGAGAGAAGTTTTGCAGTAGACGTTGCAGAAAAAGATGGCACGAAAAGCAACGTAGACTACACCATAGAGCAGAGAGACAGAGAGATAAACTAATTCCATGCCATACACCTTGGAAAAAGATATTCGTAACTTTAGATGATGCCGTGGCTGGGGGAGATAAGGCTAAGGAGCCTTATCTCTGCCCATCCTGCGGGTATTTCCATAACAAAACGAGAGCAGAGTATAGGACGAGGTAATGAGGAAAGTAATTGGTCTGGTGCTGCTGGCGACCCTGGCGTGCACCCCTGACCTAGACCGTCTGGACCGCCCGCCATCGTTCACGCCCGAGCCGCTGGCGTCCGTTCCCTCTGCCTCGGTACCTCCGGACACCCCGGAACCTAGCAGAGTTAAAACTAAATCCCCCAAGAAGGTTATATTTGTCTACGCACCAAATTTGGATAAAAGTTGGGGTTTAGATCAAGTAATTTCCGACTGGAATAAAGCGAAATATACCAGACTAGTTGAGACAGATGCTAAGTGCAAGTCGACTGTAGCCTGTGTCACAATCACAGTAGGTTATTTCTCACCTAATCACGTTGGTAGAACTAAATTTGGAGTCGAACAGTGGCAAAATACAATTACTCTCGACCCCTCAGCCGAATTTCATCAACCGACGGTCTGTCACGAATTGGGACATATTCTAGGACTTGGACACATTACTAATTCTACAAGAACCTGTATGGGTATGTGGGACATCCCTAGCCCTAAGACCGCAACCGCCTTTGACATCTGCTGGCTCAACCAGCACGGACGATGGGACCTCGAAAAAGCCTACTACTCAAGTCACGAAACTGTTGACGCTCAAATGGTACGCTGCTAGTCTTAGTGGCTACAGGACCACCCATAAGGGTAAAAGGGTTGCCCCTGTAGCCTCGTCACCTTCTACCAGTGACCTTCCAAGTCGGGAAACTGGTAAAAGCTCTCACTTGGCTACAGGGGCAACAAGCATTTTAGGGATAAAAATGAAAACAAACTTCTTTTATGACACTGAATTTCTAGAGGATGGGCAAACGATCGACTTAATCAGTTTCGGGATGATTTGCTTAGAAACTGGTGAAGAGTTCTATGCAGTTAATCGAGATGCTGATTGGGAACGGATCAGGCGTCATGATTGGTTGATGGAGAACGTAGTTCCTAGTCTGCCTGTTAGTTGGGATAGTTCTGGTCTGCTTAATTTCCACCACAGTGTTGAGTTTGCAGATATTCTTCCTAAGGAAGTAATTCGAACCTCATTGATGGATTTTGTAGACCGTAATCAAAAGGATGGGACAAAGAATAGATTTTGGGCTTGGTATGGTGACTATGATCATGTCGCTATGGCTCAACTGTTTGGCCCTATGATCGGAATTCCTCAGAACTTTCCGAAATTCACAATGGATTTGAGGCAGTATGCTGAACATCTGGATAATCCCTCTCTACCTGATCAAGCCGAGGGAGAACACAACGCATTGGAGGATGCACGCCACAATATTGTACGTTATAAGTTCCTAAAAGAGATTGAAAAAGAAAAATGGCGGAAGTAATCATATTACTAATAATTGTAGGTCTGATTGCAATCGTTATGGCTATGCCAGACCATAACGATTGGGACCTATAAGTGAAGATGTTCTACCAAGGCTCTATCACTCCAATACAAAATCTAAAGATCATTGACCGGTATGCTAGTTTGATAGGTGTATCAGGAATGCCTGAAAATTACGAAGACTTCGATTTCAATCCTAATCCAATCTGGGACTCCATGCGCGATTTCAGACTTCCTAGTGGGGGCATTCTAGTTAGAGGAAAGGAGATTAAGTTCCCTATTGAAATCGAACCAGTAAAGAAACCACGCGCTAGGGTTCGAAGAAAGACCACGTAAGAGGTTAATCGTGAAACGCGGCTATTTAGAGCGATATGAAGACATCTCTGGTGTATCAGGTACCGGTAGGGTCGCCGAATTGGCGATTAGTTCAGATGGGAGAGTTGCAGTATTCTGGCCAGCACCACTCGATTCTGTAGCATCTTATAGTGATATCGAGAAGGTAAAGAAAATTCATGGCCATAATGGACGAACGGCTATCGTAATATTAGATGAAGAAGCCGAGAGTCACGAGCACTGTGTAGATTGTCACGACGTTGGTAAATACTGTGTAGATCACGACAACATCTGTCTAGCATGTATGGAGCACATCTAAATGAAATCTCTCAAAGAGATGAGTGAAGAAGTATACAACAATTGTGTAGAAAAGGGTTGGGACCCTGACCCTAATCGTACATTTGGAGATGAATGTGCACTTCTTCATTCTGAAATTTCCGAGGCCCTAGAAGCATATAGGGATTGGAAATTTGAAGATGTCACACCACCTGAGCCTTTGCAGCATTCAGGTAAATGTCCCGCTTCCTGGGATCATCGTAATTCTTGTATTGGATGTCTGCCTAAGCCTGAGGGTGTAGGTTCTGAATTTGCTGACATTCTTATTCGTTTGGTTCATTATGCTCGTGTTCACAATATCGACCTAGAATATGAATACGAACGTAAGATGGCTTACAATCGTACTCGTTCGTTCCGTCACGGCGGACGTAATCTTTAATTAAATGGCATGTCCAAGTTGTGGGGCAGGGTTACATTGGGAATGTAGATCAGACCCATGTTGTTGTTCGAGTGACCCTGCCCCTGTAGCTGAGGAAGAAATTAATGATAGAAAGCATCAGCGAAGATTCACAAGGGACGCTAACCTTAAAGATCAGCAGAGCACAGGTAGAAAAAGAGCTGCCAGGGATTATCCCCTTGATCGAACAGCACCTTGCGAATGGCAAGGGCTTCGATTTGCAGGTGGGGGACAAAACCCAATTACTGGTTGTACCCAAGGATTACAGCAAGCGAGACATCACGGTCCTGATAAAAATACCCTCAATAACAGTGAGGGGAATGTCCATCGAATCTGCCATAAGTGTCACAACCGTTGGCACACCCTTAACGATGATGGATATTTGGAACGAATGGGTGAAGCCGGTTATGGAGCGACACATGATGCCACCACCAAAGCCGGAATGGATGAATTAATAGAGTCTGAAATGTATTGGCAAAGAAACAAAACGATTAAAGTACACGGAGATTGATAATGATGACACTTTATGACCATGCTCGAACAGAATTGGAATTACTAGGTGAAGAACCGGAAGTCATCGACTGGTTTATCCGTGTTATTGATGAATTTGCGTCATTTGGCCATTCTGGGGGATCAGCCTCAATCTGCATCCCGATCCTTAACAAACTCCTGCGTTTTGAAAACCTCACCCCTCTTACAGATGATCCGAAAGAATGGATCGATGTAGCCGAATACTCAGGATTTAAATGGTGGCAGAATGCCCGTAATGGGGAGGCATTCTCGAAAGATGGAGGAAAGACATACACATTGCTTAGTGAGCGTAAATTTAAGTCATGGAAAAATCTTTGGTTAGCCAGAACACCAGTCCATAAATCTGAGAAGAAACAAAATGCCTAGATGGATGATTTGGGTAATCGGCTTATTTCTTGCGTACTTTCTTTGGAGAGCACCAACAGCCGCAGCCGATGCAGTAACAGGTATAGCCAACGGTGTTGGATCATTCTTTGATTCAATCACAATCTTTCTAAGACGAGTTATCACTTGACACACCATCTAGTGTGTGCTACACTAGATGTATTGAAAGGAACCCCGATGCCGGGTATCGATTGGATTCATTTGCCGCAGGAAGTTGAAGATGCGGTATGTATGTGCCGAAGTAAAGGAAAGGAGGACAGGAAGGGATATTCACTTGACCCGAAATCAGGATATTGGGTTCATGACTGCGGAAAGCCAGAGTTAAGAGTCGCAGTCCAAAAGTGTGATCTTTGTGACAAAGTCTTCGTACCAAAAACCTACAAAGAGGTTAAATACTCCTACATGGGAATCTCTTGCTATGACCATTGATCTTATCCCCACTGAGTTAGGTGATGCACGCATTATCTCAAATACTGAGGTTGACAACTTCGGTACTTGTGAGCGCAAGCACCTTTTCTCTTTTATCTTCAACAAAGAACCACGCCAGCCCGGACGTTCTCTTGGTATTGGTATTCTCGGACACGAGATATTGGCCGTCTACTACCGTGCCATCAAGGCAGGAATGAGTAAGGATGAAGCGGAGAGGGAAGCACTTAAAGACCTCACGCAAATGTTCATGGATGGTAACAATGATCCAGAAGTGCTTTCAATGGTCCACGCCCTCGTCACCCGATACATTGCCCAAGACGTCATCCCAGCAACGTGCGAAATCATCGCAGTAGAGGAAGACTTTTACCTACCGATTAACAAAGAGTTTTGGTACGGTATGCGTCTCGATCTACTCGTCCGGGCTAAGGTGGGGAGGGAACGTGGCAAGTACATTCTGGTGGACCACAAATTCACCTATGATTTCTACACGGACGACGACCTCAAACTCAATCCGCAACTGCCAAAGTATGTTTCCGCTATCAGGTATGCTGGCATCCCGGTCAGTAATGGATATATTAATCAGTTGCGAACGAGGTTCCATGCGGGTCTCATTCCAAAGAAGTCTGATACTGATTTATTTAATCGTGCTTCAATCAATCTTACAGAAGAAAGAGTCAAAAGTTCTCTGAACTACCAAATGATCCTTAGTAAGAGGATCATCGATCGCCAGAAGTTACCCCTAGAATTGCAGTTAGAAGAGGCCGTCCCGAAACTGAATAAGATGGTCTGTCGTAACTGTCCATTTAAACTGCCCTGTGAAATGATGAATGAGGGACGAGATATTACTCGCACCCTTGAGGCTCATTACAAACCACGTTCTTACGGATACACAAAGGTAGAACTCGATGGATAACGCTCGGCTACAGGCGCTGAATGATGCGTTTTTTGATCCAGACGAGCCCGATTATTGGAAGGGCCTTATCTATGGACGAGGAGGAGTGGGTAAGACTATCGCGGGAGGTTCGCTTTTCGAGAGCATCTTATATCTTGCTGTTGATCCTGGTGGTAGTTCTAGTTTCCGCAATCATCCAGAATTAGGTTGGAAAACTCGAATTATCCCAATGCGGTACAAGGGCCTGTCGCAATTAGAAGCCTTGTCCGATGCATTTCTGGAACGAGTTGAGGGCTTCGATCATTTCGATACTCTGATGGTCGATACCGCTACTAATACTGGTGTACTTGATCTTGATCTTGTGACTCGGGAACGAATGGGTTACAAGAAAAGGAAGGGTGATAACTTCGATTTCATGGACGACATGCTCGGAGTCTATAATCAGAACACATTCAGGCTAAAGGCTGCATACCTTAAGCTAATGTTGGCTCCGGTCAATATCGTTCTAATCGCCCATGATCGTGTATTCGATGACAAAGACGACACTGGCTATAAACTCATCCAACCAAAGTTCACACCAGAAGTTTATAAGACCATTGAGGGATACTGTACTCAGGTAATCCGTATGACTACGGCACGGCAAAAGGGTAGTGACGACAATGCCACGCCTGTGTATACTAGGAGAATGCAATTCCACCCCTCAGGAAATATAGTCGCCAAATCTCGCATCGGAGGATTGCCCGTAATTCAAGATGACCCCAACTTACGAGAGATTCTAACTAAGTGGCAAGAAGAAGGTTCCCCAACTTCACCACTTGATCCAAAGAAAATTGAAGAACAAAAGCTGGAACTCGCTTCCTTCGGATTAGGACAATAACATGAGCCTTTTTGGCGAACTAGATGTTGCTGGTGCAAATGCTAACCCTTTCTTCCTTCCTGATGATACTTATAAGTGCAAGATCATCGAGGCAGTAAAGCGGATTGCGAAGTCTAGTGGTAACCCTGGTCTCGCTATTACTTACCAGGTTATTGAGGGCCCCAAGAAGGGTCGCAAGATCAAGGAATGGAAGACCATTCCCCATCCTTACGAACTTGAGGGCTACAAGTCTGAGGAAGACCTCAAGAAGAAGAAGGGTGCTGACGACGAGGTTAAGGAAAAGGCTGAGCAGCAGATTTCCTTCCTTAAGCAGCGCATGGTTTCTCTTGGTATTCCTGATGAGATGCAGAACTCAGTGGAATCCAAGCATTTCCTTGAGGTCGGTTTAGTTGACGTGACGATTAAGAACTCCGAGGATCGCGTCAATGTGCAAAGCGTAAAGTTGGTGGAGGATAGCGCCGCTGACCCTTTCGCCTAGGAACCACTGTAGAGTTCTAACAGGACGGGACTGGCGGCCCAGATGCTCCTGTTAGATCAAGAGGGTGGACTAGCTAAATACAAGGAAGGACTGGGCCCCGTCGATTTGCCGGGAATAAGCCACGCAGTCACTTAGCCAGGTTGCTAGTCAGTAAATGAAGTACTCTGGGTACAAACTACCAGCCCTCTCTTTAATTCAATAGAGGAACGCCATCGCAGGGCGGTTTACGGTTCCTACCTGCGATGGGGTTGGAGATAATGATTTTGCCAACTGCCATTATCTCCAACGGCTACAGGGCTTTAGGATAGGACTTCCCGGAAACTGTGAAATAAGGGATACGTCGGGACCTAAAGTACTGCCCTTGGTGGATTCGACCCCACCTAAAGGTCACTGGCCCTGTAGCACAAGCCGATGTGGCGGAATGGTAGACGCAGCGGACTTAAAATCCGTGGTACACTAGTACATAAGGGTTCGAATCCCTTCATCGGTACGTCCATCAATAAAGGAGAGAAATGAAGAATAAAATCGTACTCGTCCTCGTTGCAGCGGTTGCTTTTTTCGGATTATCGACATTAGCAAGCACTGCGGCTGAGGCACCTACAGTCACCACAAAGGTTACAGCCGAAGTTATTCACCCCTATTGGGATCAGGCTCGATGGCGTGATTGGCATAATGGTGGACCTGTCCCTTGGGTTTGTGTAGATAATCACTCACCTTTTGCTCTGCAAGTAATGGCAGAGCAATGGGACTACCAGATGAATGATGGCTATCTTTATTATGAAGATGGCAATAACTGCGCCAGTTTCTGGGAACGCGAAACTATTGATGTATTTGGTTCAGACTATCCAGGTGGTCCTTGTAGTTGGAAGTCAGTTACTTATGATGGCAATTACTATGCCAATGTCAATATGTATATCAATACTGCAGACTCGATGGCTAGTACCTGCTTCTACTCCACCATTGCTAGTAATCACCGCAAGTCCGTAGCAATTGGTCAAGGACTAGGAGCCCAAACTTTCACTAAAATTTACTATGATGGTGAATGGCATCCAGGTGGTATTCATGTAATGGACAACGACCAAATCTGCTGTGTGTCCTATGCACAACAGCCTGATGGTCTGAATTGGGATTGGCGATACTAGCAAGGCATATGGGGATTAGTGTAATTGGCAGCACGAGAGATTTTGGATCTCTTAGTTAAGGTTCGAGTCCTTAATCCCCAGCGAGTAACACCCCAACTCGAAGGAAGGAGGGAAATGAACGAGAAGGGAGTAGTGTACAACTCTGTTTTAATCACAGTTGTTTTAGTACTTGCGGTTGTCGCATTAATCGTCTTCATTGTAGCCAATCTCGATGTTAACGTGAAGTAGGAAGAATGCCTTGGTATCCAGGTGCTATAATTAAAAAGGTTACCAGGTTCAACCCTGGTGGCTCTAACGCATCGAAGCGTAAAAAGGGACGTGGAGTATGTAACCACGTCGCGGTCTCCGAGGCAGCCTCTTTATTCAATTACTTTAATCAACCTGGTAACCCCTGTAGCCATTTCTATGTACGTAGAGACGGCACCGTAGAACAGTATGTAGATACTGATTATGTCGCCCCTTGTAATTTGGATGGTAACCCTACTCTTTTGAGTATTGAGACTCAAGGAGGAGTTAATTCTCCCGAGACTGAGCCTTGGACCTCTGCCCAATTAAATTCTCAAATCAATCTTCACATTTGGCTACAGGGGGTCGACGGATTCCCAATTCAGTTAATGACCGATTCAAGGCCAGAGACTAAGGGTATTGGCTGGCATGAGTTAGGTATAGAACCTCACGTAGTGAGTGGCGGGGAACTCTGGTCCAGTGCCTATGGCAAGATTTGTCCGGGAAACAAGAAGATTGAACAAATCAAAACTGTCATCTATCCAGGAGTAAAGGAAGGCGGGGCAGATATGGACCTCACAGAGCAAAATCTAGATGACATCGCCCTAAGGGTTTGGAACTTCCTTATTGCTGGCGAACAAGCTAAGACTCTTATGATGCGCCTTAATCCTGGACCAGATGCATTTGATGCCAGTGTCAGAGAGTCATCCTGGACTAAGGTAACTAGTTCACCTGTAGATGGCAGTGACATTAGCGTTCTTCAACTATTGCGTCTAGCCTATTCTGAGGCTCGTGCTGCGGCTAATGAACCACCTGTTATCATTGACTATGCAGAACTCTCCACAATGATTTCTGAACAACTCGCACAAGACCTCGTCATTCCTCCTGTCACTCAAGAACAGATCGAATCCTCTCTCATTGCCGTCTTCAATAAGACGGGTTTTGTCGTCAACCCTGCTTGACAACCGTGGTACACTAGAAGGGTCAGCACATAAGGTTGGCCCTTTTAGTCAATGAAAGGGGAGAAGAGACTTGACAGATGGCGTGATTAGTTTACGCCCGGAAGTCGAGTTGGATGAATTCTTTGAGTTTATGTGGGGTAAGAACTCTGGCTTTGTATATGCCCCAATTAAATCGCCAGAAAGCGAGGACAAAGAAGGTGAGTGGGGAACCTTCTTTTTTCAATGGCCAGAGCAACGCACAGAACTCGTCCAGCACGTACTGACGTACACTCCTGTAGCCGAGTGTTATTTTGGTCCAGCATTGTATCGTTCTCCAACGGAGGTATCAAAGGAGAATATCTATGGGTCCCAAGTATTATGGGCTGAATTCGATGGTAACGCCCCTAAACCTGATGTCATCGGTGACAAGATTCCCCATCCCTCCCTCCGAATCAAATCGTCTAACGAGGGCCATGAGCATTTCTACTGGCATCTTGACGATTTTCAGTCCGACCAAGAATTTATCGAAAGTACGAATCGAGCTATTACCTATACACTACATGCCGATTCGAGCGGTTGGGATTCCACCCAAATATTACGGCCGCCTGGGACGAAAAATCATAAGCGTGGTAAGTTTGTCAGGGTTGTCTCACAAAACAGTGCTGAATATACAAAAGATCACTTCTCACGACTTACTGTTCCCAAACAACTCGCTAAAGACTCCATCGAACTTGATGAAGTACCCGATGTATTATCAGTAGTAGCCAAGTATAAGTGGCCGACAGAAGAGTTCTTATTCTTCCGTAAGAATGAAATGGCAGTAGGGACTCGGTCCTCTGCCTTGATGCGCCTTGCCTACGTCTGTGCTGAACTGCGCATGTCTGACGAGGAAGCATTTTCGGTGCTATACAACGCCGATGAGCGGTGGCAAAAATTTGTAGGACGTAGGGACAGGGACAAGCGACTTCTTGACCTAATCAATAGAGCACGGCACAAGTATCCACTTGATCCCGAAATAGTAGTAGATGATTTACAGGTATTGAGTTGGAATGAACTAAAAGAACAGGAAGTTTACGTAGACTGGTTAATCCCTGGTATACTACAGCGACAGGGGCTATTGCTAATCTCTGGTAAGCCTGGGGTTGGCAAGACTCAGTTAATGATCCAAATGCTTATGTGCCAGGCTATAGGTAAGCCAATGTTCCATTGGGAGATTACCCAACCTCGTAAGGTAATGTTCGTTTCTATGGAGATGAATGTTGTTGAGTTAAAGGTGATCCACCAAGAAATGGATTCGGTACTAACTGATGACGAACGAGCCTTACTCCAAGAAAACTTTAGATTCGTACCTATTGGACAGAGCCTCTTATTCGATTCAGATACTGACAGAGCCAAAATACTACGAATGCTTGATCGCTACAAACCGGAGATTTCATCTTTCGACTCACTATCTAAGACTACTAAGGCGGCGCTCGATGAAACCAACTCTAAAGCTGTCATGGATTTTGCTGACGAAATGCGATTCAACTACGACACCACAGTCGGACTCATCCACCATAATAGAAAAGCCCAAGTAGGAAATCGCCGGCCCAAAGAACTAGACGACATCTATGGATCATTCTATCTAACCGCCAATCCTACCACAGTAATGAATATGTGGACCAACGACAAGTCAATGGATATTGAACTCAGTTTTCCTAAAGTCCGTCTCGCAAAACAACCAAAGAAACTTCACATTATGCGACAGCCCCGCGGATTAGTATTCGAGGAGATTGCCCCGAATGCTCTGATTAGGGAGAAGCCTGTAGATGACGGACCCAATGAGGGTGATCAACAAGAGCCCCCTTCTGGAAAAGCCAATCTCCAACTCTAAAGAGGACAGTGAATTCCAAATCTTTCTGGGAATGGCACGCTTACCCCAAGTTAAGCGGCTACACGTTGACACGGAGTCCAACGGGCAGAGCCTCAAGGATGGGCGTGGATATACAATCGGTACCTCTATTGACTTTGCTGTTGATGAATCCGTTGCGTACTCGTACTATTTTCCATTCCGGCATAAAATCAACAATATATCTCTATCGTACAGGGATGAACTAAAAGAACTAATTGAGAAAGGGGGCAAGAAGATTGTTTGTCATCATACTCGTCATGATATGTTGGCTTTGCGTTCTCTTGGTATTACTTGCCCTTTGGACTTTGATGATACTATGCTTCTCGCGCACTCAGTCGATGAGAACAAACTCTCCTATAGACTCGATTACGTCGCCAAAGAACTCGGATTACCAGGTAAAGCCAGAGACAAGCATTTTGACCAAGCCATTAAACTCCTTGGTTGGGACGGAATGCCACCTAGTAGCATGGGCGAATATGCGGCCACCGACGCCACCCTTCTCCGACCTATATACGACCACTATAAACCCATCTATGACAGTGAGGATCAAACCAACGGAGAACTTTGGGAATACGATAAACGCTTTATGCTATTACTCAACAACATTGAATTAACAGGAGCCAAGGTTGATTTAGAGTTAGCCGCTAGGGAACTCGAACGTGGGGAATCCAGAATGAAGGAAATCTCCAAAGAACTCGGACTCAACCCTGGCTCTAGGAATGACCTTGAAGAACTACTAATTACCAAACTGGATTTACCCATTGTCAAGAAATCGAAAAAGACGGATAATCCATCCTTCGATAAGAAGGCTATGGAAGTTTATGAAGGTTATCTTGAGAAACTCAACTCTCCTGTAGCACAGCTAGTTTTGGAGTATCGTGGCTACCAAAAAGCGACATCTTCGTATTGGAAGGCGTATCTCAATCATGTCTCACCGGATGGCAGGATTAGACCAAATTTCAATTTACATCGTACGGTCACCCACCGTTTATCGTGTGATACACCTAACACACAGCAAATCCCCCGAATCTCGACTAAGCCCTGGCATGGTAGCGTCAAGCAAGGCTTTATTGCGGAGGATGGGCACGTCCTTATCGAAGCGGATTACTCGCAACTAGAATTTCGCTTAGGGGCAGCATATGCGCAACAAACGGATCTTATCGAGATATTCAACGATCCCGACCGCGACATTTTTACTGAAATGTCGATCGACCTGGGAATGCTTAGACACGATACAAAAACTCTCAACTATACCATTCAGTTTGGTGGGGGAGTCACGCGGATCAGTGAAGCGTTTAACATTCCAAAGGAGAACGCTAAGTTCATCAGGGACAATTACTTTAATACTTACACAGGATTCCGTAAGATTATCCAAATGGCGTCCCAGACATGTCAAGGTCAGGGATTTGTACGAACATGGACCGGCAGGCGACGCCACTTTGAAGATCCATACGGAGAAGCTCATAAAGCATTTAATGCTGTTATCCAAGGAGGCGCTGCTGATATAGTTAAACGACAAATGATTCGTCTTGCCGATGCGATTGGTTGGGATAATCCTGAGTGCAGGATGATTCTCCAAGTACATGACTCAATTGTTTTTGAGATTATCAAGGGCAAAATTGAGTACTACAGCCGTATTATCAAGAAAGTCCTAGAAGACGTTGTCCCTGACTTTGGTGTTGCATTCAAAGTTGATGTTCACGAATGGGGTAAGGAATAATGGGATTTGGCACTCAGCAAGAGATTGAGCAAGAGTTTCTCACTAAGCCTTGGAAGTATATTCCAGATGATTTAGTCGGAGGCACATGTATTGTACTTGAAGAAGAAACTAAAACCCCAGCTACAGGAGCCTACATAGTTGTTAACTTTATCTACCCTGCGGTCGCCGCTCATGTATGCACAATCCATAACGAAAGCCTAATCGATGTCCCGTAATGATGCACTATGTATTCATGATATCATCGCTGAATGGTGCTGGACATGCAAGCATGAGAACCCTGATAGTATTCGTTCTATGAAGCGGGTTCTCATAGAGGAGAATAAGAAGATTTCGGAGAACATCCTCAAATGGCCAACAAAGAATTAGCGTATATCTCATTCGATCCTGGCAAGGCTACAGGGTGGGCAAAATGGAATGAGGCCGGCGATTTCATTGACATGGGTACCGCCTGGGATCATGACCAACTTTGTGACTTGTTAGAAGACCTACTATTGAAACCTCATGGTTTTATTTATGAGAGTTTTACTCTCGATCCCGACACACCGCAGGGTGGCTCAGATATGCAAGCCTCGATAGCCATAGGCATTATCATGGCTCATGGCCATTTCAATCGATGTGAAATGATCAAACAACCATCCTCAATCAAGGAGACAGCAGAGAAGTGGGGTGTATCAACTAAGGGAATGAGCCACGATAAAACTCACGTATTGGACGCCTACAATCACGGAATCTACTATTTCGTATCTCAGGGTATCAAGGAAATAGACCTTAGGGGTGTGAAACTGTGAGGGAAAGCACCAAAAACGCTCGACACGATGCCGCTATCGCCGAACTATTAGGCATCAGCGTAGAAGAAGTTCAATCTCAGAGAATTAAAGAAGAAAGGGATGCAAAAGCCCGGGAAGCCCAAGCCATCTTACTTTTCCTTGAGCACCCGGACAAATTTATCAGCAAGTTTTGTGATAAGTGCCACCAAATCTTTATGACATCTTATCAGTTTGTATCCGTATGTTCCTCTAAGTGCCGAATTGCTGCTCTGGCAGATGTTGGCATTGATTGGAACCCTATGAGGACAGCGGACGAAAGATGGAAGCGTGCACAGATTCCTGTTGATTACACGATTCCACCTGATGCTTTGGCGATTCTTATGCAATTAGCCCAAGATCAGACTCAGCGGCCTCCTTCCGAGAACGGTCAAGGTAATCAACAATTGAAAATCGACTCTCGTACAGACCTAGAGATTTGGCTTGACGAATTAGATCCGCTTGAAGTTGAGGAGAATTAGATATCATTGAATGACGCTCTTTGAATGTGGTTCCACCCCAGATACCCCATTCATCATAAATCAGAGCATACTGAAAGCACTCGCTCGCTACAGGGCATGTATTACAGATACGCTTAGCACGTTTTGGGTTTGTCTTAAAGGGCTCAGAAAATTCAGGTTCACGACAAACTGCTTCTAACCGCCACTCCTGAATGGCTCTCATAAGACAAAGATAACCCCTCTTGACACCACCTGTCAAGAGGGGTTATTCATCTGTTATACAGTAGATTTAGTATTATACCCGGCTACAAAAGCAAGTCCAGTAGATACGATAAGGAATACCATTCCAACTACTGGATCAGGTACACTGTCTGTCTTCCAAAGATATTCGTCAAGGACCCATACTAAGAAAGTTGAGATAACTGTTCCTGTACCTGCACCTACGGTGGCGCCAACAACCTTACGTTCCACCTTCGGAGTGTTGGTGTTGATGTTGTCGGGGGGTAATGGTAGTGACATTTGCGATCATTCCGTCTCTAATGACATTAAGGGAAGCAAGCATTTCATGCATCAAGGAGTTCAATGCAGCAAGTTCTGTCTTGCCTGTAACTAATCCCTCCAAATAATGGTTGCGGTCGCTAAGCATCTTAATGTCACTCTCTTGTGAGGCAGACTTTGCTTGTAGCATAGTATTCTCACTTGTGAGAGTATCCACTCGACCTGTTAAGGCTTCAATTAATTTGCCTTGTTGCTCAATCGTAGCATTCCCTACCTTACTTCGAAAGTAAGCATAGGCAAATAAAAGAGCAGAAAAGATGGAGAATGCGAACCCCGCCACGATCATGACGTCAAAGACATCAACCTTCATAGACCCATCCGTTTCACAATGGCGTTAGCATAGGTAGCAATGCTTGAATATGCACCCTGCCTTCGATTCAGGGATTGCCTACTATACTTCAATGCACCTGGTCCAGCGTACCATGCCACAGCCGCGCCCCATGCACCATATCTAGAGAAATATTGCTGCAACTTGTATCGAGCGATTGCCTCCTGTAACTTAGGGCTTTGCATAAATTGCGCGGGGCTCACGTCGTACCCGAGAGCCTCATAATCCCAACCTCGTCCCGATCCTTTAATATTACCAGGCATGATCTGGTACTTACCCATAGCACCAGAAGATCGGTTCCTGGCCCCGTAATTTCCTCCGGATTCACGTCCGGCAATAGCGTTAATGAAAGCGGCAAAACTTCCTTTTGCCCCAGGGACGCTAATCCCGCTGTATAAATCTGGTCCTTGACCCTGACCGACCGAAACATTGAATCTCCTGCCCGCTTGTGCGTACATCCTTTCTTGGGCAGCCCTTAACTCCGCAGCCTGTCTTTTGGCTCGTAACATAGACTCAAAGTCGGTTGCTTGACGACCGCCGGTTGTTATCTCATTAAAGCGCCGCCTGTAGCCGGTCATATCTTGTGCAGGATTACGCTTATTCCCCAGCAAAAGAGCTTGAAATGCTCGTTGCCGTTCTTCGCGTTCTGTAGTTTTTTCCTGAGGAATATACCTTGGGTTAATGTAGGCCATTAGATGAACCAACTTAATGGATTGACTGGTTGGTTATTGATCCATGTCTCGAAATGTAAGTGAGGACCAGTAGACCAACCAGTACTTCCTACATAACCAATAGGTGCACCGGCAGCAATACTTTGACCCGGTTTAACATTAAAACCAGACTGATGACCGAACATAAGAGACCGACCACCACCAATATCCAGAATAGTCTGATTTCCGTAAATTTTATCCCAACGAGTGCTGCGAACTCTGCCAGCAGCAGGAGCATAAATAGTGGTGCCAGCAGGGGATGCCCAATCAATACCAGTATGTGCGCTTTTATGACCTTTCCTATGAACCCCGTACGGAGAAGTGACTCGTAAATCACCCCTTAAAGGATACATAGATAAGAGTCCGCCAGGGAATCCTCCTTGAAGCCCACCTTGTCTCTGATAGTCTTGTGGTGGAATAGTAGCCGCGAACTCAATCATACGTTGTTGCTGCAACCGAAGATTTTCTAAGAAATCTCGCTTGATTTTATCCCTAGTTGAACGATTAAATTCAAATCCTGTTTGGCGCGGGCCTTCCTCAGAAATCGCCCTAAGGCGTTCGAGGTAATCAACGGCTGCCATACTGTTCCCTTTGCTTCTTACGTTCCTTAGCGCGCTGTTCCTTTAGATCAAATTCACCGCCCTTGATGAATCTTCCTGTATCCAGGATACCAGCCGCTGTCAAGAAGTTAATGATTCCCGCAGGGTTGTACGGTTTAGTCTCCTTACCTCGCAAATCCCCACCTTCTAGAAGACCAGTACCAATTGCTCCTTGCGACAGACGGGATGCATTTGCAAGAATAGGGATGTTCTTATCTGCATATTGAGTATAATCCTCAATAGGTGCACCAGTCATAAACTCAGTATCGAAACCTAGTTCCGCTGGGATTTTAGCAAAGGGAGTAACTGAGTTTCCAATTCCCTTAACCGGATTATTGAAGAAATCTTCCATAATATCGGTTTGGGGGAGTCCAGGATTAATAACACCATATCCAACTTCTTCTGGACTACGGGAAATGGCCCGAGCAAAGCCCGAAGTAGGCAGAATAGTAGGACCAATAACGTTGCTTGAGAGCCAGTTGGGGAATAGTTGGTCGTCCGGCCACGGATCAGAGACACTTGAATCTATCCCTTGATACTCTTGAGCGGCGCTCATTCCCTTCGGATACATAATGAACTTGTGGGGCTTAAGTAGCATACCTTCGATAATAAGAGGAATGGCCTTGCGATTCCAAGAATAGAAGGGAATAACCCGTCTGAAATACCTACGCTCAGTCGGAGTTAGATCTAATCCATCAGGGTGAAACTTTCGAACCTGACCAGCAGCAGATTCAAATAGTTCCTCTAATGAGGTAACCTTCTTCGGGGGGTGTTCAAGTCGATAAATGTAGTGGGCAAGACGGAAGTAATGCTCACGACTCTCAGAAAATCCACGAGCAACCTTGGCACCCTTACCCTTTAGAGGAGCAAAAGGTCCAATCTTACCAGGGTGAAACTTTTCTGCTAACCTATCAAATGCAGTCTCTGTACCAGGAAGGTCTTCCACTACACTAGAGTGCGGGAATAGTCCATGACGGAAACCCATTTGGTAAACTTGATCAATACTAATTGGATAAGACTTACCACCAGCCTTACCAGTAGCAATAACCCTTGTACCCTTAGGTATCCTACCTTGGCTTTGCTTAGTAATTTGCTCGATAAGTTCCCGTTCTCGACCCTCACCAAGTAACTCACGGAAGGGCCTCATATCTTCTCCACCAAGATCAGAATACCTATGGCTATTAGCTTTAATTACTTGCCAAGCCTTAGAGTAGTAGATCGGGTTATTCAGCCCATCCATCCAGGAAAGGAATGAGTCACCAAGACCATTCCTAACATGGTGGCTAGGAGCAAAGATAGTTACACCGGCCTTCCAAGTACGGAGAGCCATATCGTACACTTTGAGGAACTTCGAAGTAGCTAAAGGTTCAGAGAATTTATCAATACCTGTAGCCATTTTACCAATTTGAGGGGCGATATCCTTAGGGAAGAATAACCCATCAATAGCAGGGTGCATCGAACTAACCTCGATATACCCATTCCTAGCCTTACGACTTCCCCATACTGCACCCAACTGAGCAAAGGCTGAATACTCTACCATCGCATTTTCTACAGCCTGCGTTAAGTTAAACGCAAACATGCGAAGGTCTTCCGGATTCTCAGGGCTGTATGATTTCCAACCTTGAAGAATCTCAGGACCAGTAAGCATAATCTTTTTTGAAGGATTTACCGGATCAGGAACCTTGTCCTCAAACTTGAAGTCCTTAATGCCTACAATACGCATGTGCTTATTAAGATGTGCAACATTCGTACCCGAACGAGCAATAGCTGTGTTACCTGCAAACTTGCTTGCTAACCCAGATTCCCCAAATAGGTTACCTAGCATCATCTGTAACTGTTCAACTTGCTGAGCATGTGCAGGATTAGTAGGAATAAACCCACGAACTTCATTCCAGAAGTCCATAGTCTCTTTTGGAGGAATAGCATTAAAGATACGAATAATATCGTGGGCACGAGTAGTAGCACTAGCCCTGCGAGCACCGATATGCTTCAAAACTAAGGGCCGTAAATCCTTATATCCCGCATTGGGCTTGATCCAAGATAATACGGTGCTAATAATTCCGCCCTCAGCGGCGGCACTTGCTCGCGCAACATCCGTAGCAGCAGTTCTAACGATTTGTCCGACTGACGTAGCACCCGATACAGGGCCAAATTCAGTCGTAAGGACATCAGCAGTATGTGCGGATGAAGTTTCAATTCTTGGAGCCTGAGCAGCACGGTCTCCACTCTTTCCTCCCGTAACCCCAGCAGCTAATCTAGTTTTACCCCTTTGAATAGTGAATTCTACAAGATTCGAAGGATTAACGGCCTGAGGAATCTCACGACGCAACTTATTAAGCATTTCATTCATTGCATCCCGAGTTTCGGGCATTGCTCCCGCAAATTGAGCCTTACTTTGCCGTGTAATCTGCTCAATAAAGTTTGCCTTGTTAACATCACTAATAGGCGCACCTTCAACGGTGTTAATCGCCCCGGCTGTAGCCTCAGTTACAGCCTTAGCCGCGTTAGCATCCTCAATAACCCTAGCAGCGTGATCCTTCACCATTAAAGGTGACCAATCAGTAGCCTCAATCGCGGCCTTTAGTTCTGGTTGCTTAGCAATCTGAGTTAATGCTGCTTTTTCGCCAACAATCGCACGAAGAATGACCGAGGGACTGACCTTCTTGGTCTTATCACCTAAAATTGCAGCCTGTGCAACCTCACGAGGTAATGTCTCAAGAACATCACTAAGACGTAAGTAAGGAGAGCCAGCCTTAAGTCCACCACGAGGCTTAAAAATATCACCCTTACGCTCAATCATGCTTTCTTCTGCGTGCCGGACTAATTGCACGTAACGATCAAAGATAGCAGATTGGAATTTCTCCGGAACTACCCCATAAGTTACCGGATTTGCTTGCAAAACTTGCTGGCGGGCAGGGCTCAGTAACTTATTAGCTACAGCCGACTGCGCTTGTGCGTTATAATTCGAGATTTTAACCGCAGGATTGCCAATATCAGCCGCGATTTTAGCTACAGTGCGCTCCACAGCCTCTCTTGAAGCAGGGGCGAGTGGAAGTAAGTTCTTATTCGTTAAAAGATCAGTAGCCTCAGGTGACCCCTTAGCAAATTGGTCCAATACTTTCTCGGAATCAGAGGCAATATTAGCCCTCTGAATATCCGGATACTTCTTTTCCAAGAATGACGGAAGATTCTGCTTACCAATTTCCGACATTTGCTGCTCGGCAGCGATCAAACCCTCCTGGCGAGGGCTCAGAACCGCCCCGGACTGGCCCACATCTGCCGCCTCCCGAACGACGGCCTCAGCAGCACCCTCAACCTCGTCCAGTTCTTGAGCACCCTTTTTAAGACCCTTGGCGGCTTTGATCGGACCCTTTACAGCACCAGCACCGACTAAATTAAGAGGATCAAGAGCAATATCGCCCAACAGACCATACACAACTGCGGACGTATTCTTCTTTTTCAGTTCCTTTTGTAGATATGCTTCGGCCTCAGGAGTTCCAGGACCTAATTGCTGGTATTCCTCACTCTCCTTAATATGCCTTTCATCGGCCGCCTGTAGCACATCAATAAAGGAAGTCTTCTCTTTACCAGATAACCCTTCCCAAGCACCCTTAAGAGGATTCCCACCCTCATTAGCTAAAGTATCAACGGCCTCTGCTACTGCATAGTTAGGCCGAGAGAGTTTATCCAGAATCCAAAGACCAACACTCTTGGAATGCTGACCAAATGACTTATCTTCTTTGATTAAGGAAGGCGCGGGCTGAATATCAAAATCAGACCTCGCCTTCCTTAAGATCATGTTTGCAAAATCAGCCTGAGAAGCAGTAGGACGTGTGAGGGATGCAATTAAGTTAGTGGGCATACGGGCAGACTGAATGGCGTTAAGCCGTGCGACGTAATCGTCAACATAGGTCATTAACCTACTCCATAAAGCAACTTATATAGAATCTGTGTAGCCTGCATGAGAGCATTCTTGCTATTCGGGTCTAATTGCTGAGCCGATTGTGAATCAGCAATTAACCTAGCAAACAATGCCGGGTTCATTTCTACCCCTGCACTATTTCCTTCGTTTCGACCCCAAATCTCAGGACGCTCATACATAGCACCTTGAATAACCGAAACAATATCCGATCCGCGACCAGGTGCTAGTTGCTCAGCAAAGGTAGCCGTCTCTTGCCAGGGATTAAGTTTTTGCTCACCTGCACTTGAGCCGGCACTACCTGCTCCACCACCCTGTAATTGAAGCAGTTTCATAGCTAAATCAAGTTGTTGATTCTGAGCCTGAGAACTACGATCAAATAGTGCATTCTGATCAGAGAGATAATCCCGCTGTTGCTGATACCCAAATTGAGTATTTGCTACATCACGTTGGTAGGCAGCATCAGCTAATTTAAGCATCAAATCATTAATAGACCCAGCCCTCTGGGACCTAACCCCTGTAAGATCAGTGTTAGATTGAGCGAGATAATCCTCTAACTGACGACCAATATCTTGACTCGACTCAATACCCTCAGCCCGAGTCGCATTAGCAATTGCTCGATCATAGTCCTGCTGAGCATTACCTTGCATTGACATAGCAGCCTGCTGAGCTTGTTGCTCCTGCATTGACATTTGATTAGCAAATCGCATATCACCTTGCTGCTCAGTTAATTCCTCATTTAAGCCTAAAGACTCAATTCCGAGCCTTTTAGCCTCAGCCCTTTGAGCAGCAGCATCCCTAGCATATCCAGCCGCAATTTGATCACGCTGGTCTTCATACAGATTCTTAGACTGTGCTTGAGAAGTAGCGTACCTAGTCCTATCGGCTACAGCGCCACGATCCTCAACAGCGCCTAATTGATTATAGAGATTTCGAACAGTCGACTGACTCGTGGCAGCACGAGACTGAGTTGCCGATTGCTGAGCCAGAATCTGATTGATAATCGGATTAAATTGCTCATTCACGGCCGACATTGCTTGATTCTTAAACCTATTAGGATCATAGGTAGGCAGTTGCTGAGGATTAAAGCGAGGCATTTGGGAGGTGCCCTGGGTAAATTGCCGCAACTGAGCAAGAATAGCCTGTAGAGGATCAACTTGAGGGAGTTGTGGTGTAAACTTCCCCGCTAAAGGACCTCCTGGATCATATTCTGAATAATGACGTGACGTAGGATAGTTAGGAGGTCCTTGAGGCGTAGGGGGAGAGTGCGTAGACCGTCCGCCTGAAAGGATATTTAACATATCCTGAATTTCATCACGAGTACGGATCAGGTCACGATCCCGCTCATTGATGTTAATATTCCTACTGCCGCGTTCACCAATGTTTGCCATTAGATACCATACTTTTCCGTACGACGACGTAGAGCCTCAGCCCGAGCATTTTGAGACTGAGTACCTTGCTCATTACGGAATTTATTTAGATCATTTGCTAAGCCTTGAATGAAAGCAGTCCTTTGCTCACTCAAGTCACCATATTGATTTGCATATTGAGAGTTTAAGTCACCGAGACCTTGAGTATATAGGCTTGATTGTAACATTCCACGAGAGGCGAAGTCATTTCGAAGGTCTTCTGTAGCCTCGCCCTTAGCCAAACCAATATCACGGTACATGTTCTGGTAGTTAGTATTGTAATCACCACGAGATAGAGTCTGATCAGCATTAAAGTCAGAAAGAGCCTTAGCATAGGCCGCTAATTGACGCTGATAGGTCGTGTCACCTTTAAGAAATGCATTAACATCCGGCACCATAGGCTTAGCCGGCTTCGGCGGTTGGACTGTCCTAGCCGTCGGAGGGGTAGAGCGACGAACAGAAGTAGAACGACGCCTACCACCTTCACGACTAACTACACGACGACGCCGGTAACCACGATTACCACCATCATCATTACTACTCCTAGACCTACGACTCCTATAAATAGGAACTTGGCTCGCACGTTCAGGCTTTAACTTACGCCGAACCCTCGGCCTAGCCGTATTACGTCGCACAGTAGCAGGTGCTTGCCTATTACTAGCACCCGCAGAATCAATATCTGCCATTTATACTGTCCTTCCCGGGGGAGTACTGAGATAATCTGCGCTCATATAACGCTTTTTCTGATGCGCTTGAATCCTCTTTAGAAGGGCATTATTTCTTTGCCTTGTTTGATACAAGCGATCGCGTTCTGCATAGCCCTCAACATCAGTTAATGGGCCAATATTAGGAGCCGAAGACATACCCCTGTACGTCTTCGATCCAACCGCATACTTGTTGAAAGCCATACCTCTATCCTAGCACTTATGTCAATGACTTACTAACATGTTGCTTTGTGCCAATTAAGGTAGTAAAAGTAAAGAATCTCAAAGGTCCTGTCACATTCGTCCCATCGTAACTTAAACTAAGTTGAAAATTTATCTGCCTAAAACGTAGAGATTTCTGGAATTTGACAAATTTACGCATAGCAGACTGAGAACCAACTACTGTCTGAACGACAAATGGTACAGACAATGGCTGATCCCAGGTATTTCCTGCAATACTACCCCACGTAAAAGCCGCCAAATCCCCCCAAGTTACAGAGAAATTGACTACAACAGGTTGCACAATACCACTAATTAGTTTAGTAGTTGATACATCTGCACCCCACCACATAAGCCTCTTGTAACGATGGGGTACTCCATAATCATAGTTCTTAGTTTTAATAAGAACAAAAATAGTTTCAGGATTCGATCCATCAATGATATCCCTCATACTATGGATATCATTAGAAGATGAATCTGCACTTGCCATAATATAGGTAGGAACAGCATTCACTGTACCACGAATAGGAACGGCTACAGGAACACCGGGATACCTAATATCAGCATCCCATCGAGTCCATACTTTTGTTTTCAATCCAAATAAATATAATCTATTAAAATATTTGACTAAAAGACGATCGCCGACCACAGCACAATAAGTAGGTGATACCCACGGGGCAGGTTGTGTGGCATCATAGAAAAGAGGAACTTTGGCGTTTAATTTAGAAAAGTCATAGTTTACAACTTCATACACATTGTTCCGGTGAAGAACATATAATTGATTTTCATAGGCTGCAACACACCAACGAGAAGCAACACCAATACCATCTTTAATTTTACGAGTAATAGCATCGGCAGGGTCAGCATCGTAGGCTAATACATACGTAGAATCTTGCTTGAATAAAAGAAGGTTATCATTATAAACAACGATATCTAGTAACTTCTGCCCATCGCCCTTATTGATGTAAACACTAATAGGGAAAGATGAGAAGTTAGCAGGGGCCGAGCCCTTAAGCAGCGAAGCGTCAGATCCTGTTTTCTCCACATTAGGAACAATAAATAACCGTTCCTTATGAACTACCGCAGCACCACCACGAGGAATAGCAGCTATGGTAGAATAGGTCAAAGAGTCGTTTAATGACCCTCCATCTGTAGCAGAATCAGAAGTAGCAATAATATAAGCAGTATTATCATACTGAACCATAGCAGTTGCTTTAAGGGTGCCTGTACCTCCAATTGCTGTCCATGCACCACTCTCATAAGACCAAAGTGAAGTAGAATTAATCCCAATGAGTCTAGTATGAGCATCAGTAATATACCAACCTAGCAATGTCATACCTACACCAGAGCCTGGACTGGCTAAATCAAAGAAGGGTGGGCGTGCAACATACGATCCATCAAGGTCTAATTCTGCATTGACAACATCAAGTAATTCCGTATCCTGTAGCGCAGTAGGATCGGAAAGATGATTAATACCCCCAGCAAAAGGGCCAAGACGAATCGGCTCACCAGGCATTACATATCATCCAATAACACTGTGATGGTCGGATACGTTTCCCGCTCTACAAATTCTTCCCTGGACTTCAAGATGTCTAATCCATCATTGAATTGAGATTGCTTCTGATTTGAGGCATCCCAATCCTCATCCGTCTCGTATGCCTGCTGTAGCACATACTCAACAACTCGATTATGGTATTCCTCAGAAAATGGGATAGTATCAGATAATGAATCAATAGCAGCGGGACGTTGGATATAGAGAATCTTAATCCCATTAGTAATACTCGTATCTGGTTTAGGATATAGCGTAAATTCAGTACCCCAACGAGTCCACATATAAGGAGTACCAGTCTGAATTTCCTCAGGATCGTTAGCATTTACATAGGTGTCATATTCAGTACGCTTCATAAAAGCAATTTTTAGATTATCATAGTAGATAGTCTGCATTGCAAGCATATCAACAGGAAAGGGATAGGTATTGTCCCCAGCCACTGCATTTATAAGAGCCGATGCTTGAAGAAGACTATTCTTGACGGCAATTTCGCGTACGCCATCATTGATCCAACGCATGATGTCGTCTTGAGTAATTTGAACCGATGCCTCGTCGCCAAATTGACGAAGCACGCGAGTTACAACATCTTGGACATTCATTTCGGAATAATCTTCCCATTGTGTCGGAACCTATGCAGAGGCGATGAGGCAACAGTTTTAATGAAGTCCTTCCTGAATTCAGCAGCATCTTCTAATTCCTTGCGGCGTACTGCTGCTAAAGCCCGCTCCTCGGCTTCGAGATTATCTAGAACCTCATTCTTTGTTGTATCCGCAGCATAGATTTTAGCAAGAACTCGATGGTCTAATTCTCCCTGCTTAATAAAGAACATAATATAAGGGGGATTGTTGACCGGATTATGGCGGACAGCATAGGGAGCCTCATTCTTATTCTCTGTACGCTTTTCCGGAGGAATCCATACAAGTTCAAGTTCAGGGTTGTATTCATTAATAAGTTCAGCGATACGGGTATGCTTCTCATCTACCCAATATCCTTGCTCAGTCGGTGTCAGCACTATAGTCCATTCCAATATACAAACTCGCGGTCACGTAATGAACCCGCAGGTACTAATTGTACATCATAAAACGCCCATTCCAGGTCTGCTAATGAACGTCCCGATAATCCTGTCTGAGCCTGCCAGTAGACTCGTTGATGATCACTAATACTAAAGGAACTAGCAGGAGCCAGACCACTCAACCCTGCATAGTAACTACGCATGAGGTCTGAGATTGTTCCTTGTTGTCCAGTTAGAATCTGTAACTTGGCGAGTTGCAGATCAGCAATACTCATTATACCTCCCGGCTGCACGCCACCCAAAACCACGTTTTCTGCGACCATACTCAAGAATGCATTATCAATGAAGATATTATGAACTTGAGTAAGGTTAACATTGTCCGCAGTCATGGCTAGAACAGCATTAGCAATGATTAGATCGAGTTCCTGAGACAATGTTAAATTATCAGCAGTTACAGGAATATCAGCATTTTGAATAACTAAGATATGTTCCTGAGTAACATTTAAATTATCTGCTATCATAGCAATATCAGCATTTGAAATTGCTAAATTAGCCTCAGTATTTAAAACAACATTCTCAGCAGATACACCTAAAGATGCATCTTGAATAACTAACTGGTGAACTTGAGTAAGGACAACATTTTCAGCAGAAACACCCAGAGAAGCATCGGCTACAGCCAATTGATGCTCTTGGGTTAGAACAACATTTTCTGCTGATACGCCTAAGGAAGCGTCTGCCGGTGCTAATGTAGGGGTGGTTACACCAAGGATTTCGATAGCATGACATCTAATAGCAGCGCCGCCAGCACCCGTAGTACCATAATTCCTAGTACCAGCAGCCTGTCCTAGCCAATAATGAGAGTTTTCTGTATAGTTAGCATCAGCAGAGTTTTCTACAGTATTTGCTCCACCAGGGGTTGGAGTTCCAACCGTTCCAGCATCAAAGTCATAAGAAGCAAATCCTACGAAACTATTAGCATCTGCTGCTATAGAGACGACTTGAGTACTAGATGAAGTATAAGAAGTCCCAATATTACCAGTACCACCAGTACTGGCACCAGGTACTTGTATTGCCCAGGCGTGCCAAGTACCAGGAGTTCCACCGGACCTAGTAAGTGTAATAGTTAATGTGTGACTTCCTGCGCCCGTAATTGGTACTTTATAAATACCTAACCAGTCATCATTTGTTCCACTAAGGTCTTCTGTTTCATTTACAACAGTACCGATAGACCCTGAGGAGGTAATGACAACATCTGTGATATCATTAGAAGAACCGAACTGGTCGCCACCAGCAAACACCCAAACAGTATCTCCATTGGCTAATCCGGTAAGAGCAATAGTCTTAGGATTGGCTGTACTTCTAGCAGATTCGACTAGTTGCTTGACATTTGGTCCGGCTTTAGGACAAACAATCTCAGCAAAAGCTAATTGGGCTGCACCTTGAGAACCATTTGGACCATTAACCCAGAATTCTCCTCGACCTCCGGAGGCCATTGAGCCAGTACCACCCTGACCAGCGGCATCATCGATCCATAGAGTAATTCTAAGACGGTCACCATCAGATAAGGTAGTATCAGTTACATTTGCAGCGGAAACAGAAATCGTATCAGCAGAGCCACCAGCAGTGGTGCCCATTTCAGCGGCACCATGATTAACGGTTTCATCTACAATTGTTGATTGAACTGTACCATCACCAGAAGTTCTTTCAATTCTAATAGTGGGAGCAACATTGTTGGCTGTAGCATTCTCACGATCCCATAATGAACAAGTAATAGCACCAGCAATAGTCACTCCCCATAACTCAGGAGTGTAGAACGATACTGCCGTTCCATCTGTTCCAGCGGCACCATCCGTCATTTGCAATGGAGCAGTTGGGCCAGTAACACTGTTTTTATTGAGATGGGTTGCAGAAGCGCCAGGTGTAAAGTCCGCTTTCCACTTTGTACCTGAGCCTGCTGTTACACCCGAATCTGCGGCAGCAGAGGTAAGATAGATATTCGACATACCTACCCCTTATGTTGGATCGCCAGTCTCAATCTTCCACGCTGGGAAGTTAACAGTATTGGCAGCGGTTAGTGCCTGAGAAGTACAAGTGGTAACGAATCTAAGACTAGAATCAGCAGTTCTAATCAAGGCAATATGAGTAGCAGTACCAGAAGTATCAACTGTGACTCCATTCTTTGCAGCCATAGTAACTTTTCGACCACTGGTAGTCCCATCTGCTTTAGTATAATCAGTATCAGGAGTCATGGCCGCATCGGCTAGAGCAAAGGTAGCATTGGCCTCAGTAAAAGTAGTTGGTTGAGCAGAGCAGGCAACCTGCTTATCGCACTGGTCAATTACATCAGCCGGTGCATCAAGAACAGCATCAGAGGCTGACTTAGCCATGACCAGGGCTCTCCGCTTCGTTCTTTAAAGTACTATTGTGGATATCTAATGTAACCTCACTAACCTGAGGCTTAGAAATGATTTCCTCATCATTAACTGGATCGGCCCAACCTACAGCACAGAAATAATATCCAAGGTGCTCCTGGACATCAACCTCGACATCTTTTTCAAACTTATCCCTCTCATGGAGGAAAGTTTGATTAGGCTTAATACGCATTTGATTCTCCAAATACAATAGGGCTACAGGGCCACTCAAACCCTGTAGCCCTATTATGAGGGGCAGATCGTTTAGCCTTCAATTAAGTCGTCAAGGAGACCATGAGAGTTACGACGGTGCGTACCAATCTCCGCGTACATAAACATCCGAGCCTCGTAGGCATCGAAGCCAATAACACGTTGCAGGTAAGAACCGTCTTCATCCATCCAACCCCAATCGTCTTCACGATAGAGCTTGATTTCCTTCTCATTAACAAACTTCATCTGGTTAAACGGCATATCCACGTCAATAACAACAGGAATATCACCATTATCGGTGGTGAAAGCAAGCCCCTTGAACCCGCCTTCAAATTCCTGAGTATTGACGAACCGACGATCAGTCTTCAACAGATTGAAGTAGGCACGCCGGACGCCGAGGTTAGAGAAAATAAC